TAATTTTGGACTACAAAAATTTAGGATTGATTTTGAAGGACAGCGAAATATGAGATTAAATGAAGAATCAAAATTTAGTTTTAAAATTCCAAGATATGCTGATTTATTAATGGATACATATTTAATTATTCAATTGCCAAATATATGGAGTCCTATTTATCCACCTCAGGCAATAGACACATCAGGACATCTTAATAGTGAATGGGTTGAATATGGATTTAAATGGATTAAAAATATAGGAACACAAATAATTAAAGAGATACAAATATCTATTGGTGGACAAGTATTAAGTAAATTTTCAGGTCAATATTTATATAATTTAGTTGAGAGAGATTTTAGTGATGTAAAAAAAGATTTATATTATAAAATGACGGGAAATATAACCGAATTAAATGACCCTGCAAGATTCGGTCAAAATTCTATTGGTGATGGAAAATATCCAAATGCTTATTATACAGGAATATCAACGGCGCGTCATATATTGGGACCAGAACCTTCTATTAGGGGAAGACAATTATTTATTCCGATAAATGCATGGTTTTCATTAAATAGTAAGATGGCTTTTCCACTTGTTGCTTTACAATACAATCAATTAGTAATTGATGTAACACTTCGCCCAGTCCAAGAATTATTTGTTATACGAGATATTGGTAATATTAGTAATGCGGAACCAAATACACCTCCATATGTTCAACCTAATTTTAATAATCCTCTCCAAGGATTTTATAGATTTTTACAACCTCCACCTGATACACAATTAAATTTTGATTCATATACAGATACGCGAACCAATTGGAATGCCGATGTTCATCTTATTTCCACATATGCATTTTTATCTGAAATAGAAGTGAAATCATTTGCTTTAAATGAACAAAATTATTTAATAAAAGATGTTCATGAATATAAGTTTTTTAATGTTACTGGTAATAAAAAAGTTAAATTAGATACTCTTGGTATGATTTCAAATTGGACATGGTTTTTTCAGAGAAATGATTCATATATGAGAAATGAGTGGAGTAATTATAGTAATTGGCCATATGATTATCAACCATATCCTCCAAATGATGGATTTAATGCAATAGAAACAGCAATTAATCCATTAAATCCTCCAACATTAATACCTCTATCTAGTGGTAATCCTATAACACCATACAATAATCCTTATGCATCGGGCGATACACCACTAGTAACAGGATTTTTCATAACTGATTTTTATAATCCTCAAAATGAAAAAAATATATTGCAATCACTTGGAATATTATTAGATGGAAAATATAGAGAAAATATTTTTTCTGCTGGTGTATATAATTATATAGAAAAATATACAAGAACATCTGGAAATGGACCAGATGGATTATATTGTTATAATTTTTGTTTAAATACAAACCCATTTGATTTTCAACCAAATGGTGCTATTAATATGAGCAAATTTAAAACTATTGAATTTGAATTTAGCACTATTCAACCTGTATTAGATCCAAATGCAAATTTTTATACTATTTGCGATCCTGTTACTGGAACTATTATTGGTGTCAATAAACCTTCTTGGATAATATATGATTATAATTATGATTTAACTATATTTGAAGAGAGGTATAATATCGTGAAATTTATTTCTGGTAATGCTGGATTACAATTTTCAAGATAAAAAAAAAATTATATTAAAATAATAAACTATTTATTGCAGGAATACCACATTCAGTAAATGTTCCAGTAATATTTGGAGTGCATGGATACTCATTTACATATTTTAATTTGTATGAATGATTAGTATCATATATTAGACTTAAATCATTCATATTTTCATCAGTTATTAATTTATTTTTTTTATTTTGATTAAATACGCTACATTCATCATCTTTTGCAGAAGGATGTAATAATTTAGCATTAGTTGTATTATTTTTATTAGATGGTGACGATAAAAATTTATCTTTCTCAACATCAAATCCTATACACGGCACTGGAAAATTAACTTTGCCACATCCTTCACAACACCCTTTATATTTGCATTTATTTTCTAATGCACTAGAACATACATAATTACATCGTTTATAACAAGAACCATCATTATTTTTAAATATAGACATTTCACAATCATCTGTAATTTCTGTAGGTTTTTTGCAATCATTTGCACATGTAGTATTATTACATACTTTACTATATATTGTGGAATTATTAAATCCATCCTTTATAATTTTTTTTGGTTTAAGTAATAACATTATTAATATAATAAATAAAGACAAATTAATTAAAACTAATAAATTTTCAAAAATATTCATATATACTAATAATTATAAATTAATTTATTTTCAAATATTATAATATAATGAGCAAATCTCTAATAGATAAAAAAAAAAATGAACTAACGAGTGTTATTCATACTTCTGAAATACTAGATCAAGATACAAATACAATTACGGAACAACATATTAAACTAGATTGGAAAGGGTTTTTTAAAAATTTATTACATAATTTTATACTTATTATAATATGGGGGTTTATAGGAGGTAATATGGTTTATTTAATGAATGCTAAATCAGACCAATTAGCAGAATGGTTTCCAACTGATCCTAATAAATTTCCATATAAAGATGTGTTTCCTAATAAAGCATCTTTTCCATATACATTAACTGGTAATTATAGTAAAATGTTTGGTGAATCAGCGAGAGATTCATATATATATAATAGTGATACTATTAAAAAAATGTTTAAATTTTTTAAAGAAAAAAATGCAGATAATTATGTATTTTGCTTTGGATTATTCATTATTATAATATGTATATTATTTACCTGTCCTATTGGATTTTTTACTTCTATAATAGGAGAGTTTAAATCAGCTAAATATGAAGCATTTATATTATTATTTATTTTTGGTATAAGTTTATTATGGCCTATGCTAATAAGTTATGCGCAATTTTTTCAAATTATATATAAGTTAGTAATGCTTCCTATAATTACAGATTTTTCTGCAATTAAAAAAATAGTTGCATCTAAATTGTATTATATGAAAATTGGATTTGGGTTTTTAACAATATTATCCGCTTCTAAATATCTCGACTATATTTCTGCAATCAGTATGGCAGTTGTCTTATTTATTTCTAGAAATAATATTTAAATATCTAAATATAAATAATTATATTATTTATAATAACAATATAAACTAAAAAAAGTATATTGCTATAATGAAAAAAAATAATAAATCAACACTTCCATTTGTAAGTATATGTACTCCAACATTTAATAGACGACCATTTATTAATGCTTTAATTGATTGTTTTAATAATCAAGATTATCCAAAAAATAAAATGGAATGGATTATTATTGATGATGGAACAGATAAAGTAGAAGATTTATTTATAAATATCAAACAAGTTAAATATTATAAATATGATACAAAAATGACACTTGGTAAAAAACGAAATTTAATGCACGAGAAAACAATAGGACAAATAATTATTTATATGGATGATGATGATTATTATCCACCAATGCGAGTATCACACGCTGTTAAAAAATTACAAGATAACCCAAATGCGTTATGTGCCGGTTCAAGTAAAATGTATATATGGTTTAAACATTTAAATCAAATGTGGCAGTTAGGACCATACGGACCTAATCATGCCACTGCCGGAACTTTTGCTTTTAAAAAAGAATTACTTACTAAAACACGATATAATGAAACTGCTTCACTAGCTGAAGAAAAAGAATTCTTGTTAAATTACACAATACCATTTGTTCAACTAGATTCTGAAAAAACTATTTTAATTTTTTCTCATTCACATAATACATTTGATAAAAAAAAAATATTAGAAAATCCACACCCATCCTATTGCAAACCAGTTGCTATGGATGTTGATTATTTTATTAAAAATGAATATTCTAAAGATTTTTATATGAATAAAATAGAAATTTTGCTTAATAAATATGAACAAGGAAAACCAGAAATGAAACCTGATGTTTTAATTCAACTAAAAAATATAGAAGATAAACAAAAATTAATTAAATCTAATGAAAAATTTATAGAATTACCTGGTAATCCACCAACATTTTTAAATTCTCAAGAAACAATAACATTATTAAATAGCCAATTAGATGAAATTATCAATTTAAAAAAACAGATTGAAATGCATAAACTATTTATTAATGCACTAAAAAATAAAGTATTTGAAAAAGATGCAACAATAAAAGCACTAGGTATAATTACAGAGGAACTTAAAAGTATAATTAGTATCAATAATATTAATACTAACAATAATACTAATATTTTATTAGAAATAACAGAAATAGAACCAAAACATATATTAACGATTAACGAACAATTACTTATAGAAATTAATCAAATAAATTAAATAAATTTTATTCTATATAACTAACAAATTTCTCTATTCT